CGGCAACCAAGTCCTTCACGCCGGGAACTACACCTCATACGTCCTCGCAGCATCTGGCACGGCCGCGTCCTTGAGCATCGGTGGAAGCGCCGTCTCTTCGACCACGCAATCCAAGTCCGATTCGAGCACCAGCATCGCTACGACAGCCTTCTCCAAGTGGCTGTTCGCGACGTTCGGGACTGGTGGCACGACGGACTGGAACCACGTTTCAAACACGATGCCAGGCACCGGCACCACGCTGTTGCGGGGAAGCGACACGAACGGTTTCGGGCCCAGCCAGTACTATCACCCTGTCAACTTCGAGTACGCTGGGACCGGAGGCACAGGGAACGTGACTCAGCTCGCGGTCGCTTACGGCCTCGAGGGCAACGACCTGCGGATGCGCGGAAGGTACAGCGGCACGTGGACTTCCTGGGTGCAGTTTCTCAACAGTTCCAACTACAACTCCTACGCACCGACCCTCACGGGCACCGGGGCAAGCGGGACTTGGAACATCAACATCAGCGGTTCGGCGGCTCAACTCAACGGCCAGGCGGCCAGCTTCTACCAGAACGCTGGAAACCTGAACGCAGGCACCCTCCCGTCGGCGCGTCTCTCGGGCACGTACACGATCGACATCGCGGGAGCGTCATCATCCGGAAGCCGCCTCGGCCTTTGGGATGCAACGGCGTACATCACCGGATCCAACACGATCAGCGGCACTGGCGGGCGTGGGGTCAACCTGGCTCCGAACACCTACGTCAAGCAGATCAGCTTCGAGTTCAAGAGCACGTCCTTCGCGTCAATGGGCGGCAACTACGGAGGCTTGATCACGATCGCGCCCTGGGACGGCACGGCTGTCAGCCAGGGCGACCCGAACTACCAGCTTCTGTTCTCGGCTTCCGCCGCCAACAGCACGTCCAACCCGGTGCTCCGCCTTCGCGCCGGCATCGACGCCGGCTGGGGCGCGTGGGCCACGCTGATCCACGACGCGAACTTCTCGACTGCGATCCCGAACAGCGGCGTCGGCGCTGGCACCTACAACAACGTCACGGTCAACGCCAAAGGCATCGTGACGGGCGGCAGCAACGTCAGCTACCTGACCGGCAACCAGAGCATCACGCTGTCGGGGGACGTCTCTGGATCCGGAACGACAGCGATCACGGCCACGATCGGAGCGGGCGCGGTGACGTATGCGAAGATCCAGAACGTCGCGATCTCGAGCGTCCTGGGGAACAGCAGCGCATCCGTGGCCCAAGCCCCGCAGGCTCTCTCGATGGCCACGCTTGCGGGCATGCTGAGTGGCCAGACGATGAACATCGCCGGATCGTCGTCGTCCTGCACTGGCAATGCGGCGACGGCGACCACCGCCACCAACTCGACGCAGCTCAACGGACAGGCGGCGAGCTATTACGAAAACCGTGACACCACAGCCGTCAGCATCTCGGCTGGCACCCTTACGCTCACCCGGGCGGCCGGCAACCTGACGGCGACGATCGGAGGCCGCGTCGTGGCCTGGTGCCACTTCGACGGCACGCCCCCGTCGGCCACGACGCTCAACGCGAACTTCAATGTCAGCAGCGTCACCAAGAACGGCACCGGCGACTACACCGTCAACTTCACCAACGCGATCGGCAACACCACCTACGTCGTCGCCGGGACCGCTCAGTTGGATGCCCCGTCGCCAGGCCAGAACGTCAACAACGTGTTCCTGGCAGTGCCTCGACGCAGCGGCGCCCAGGCGTCCGGAAGCTGCCGCGTCGTCTGTGAGTATCCTTCCGGCCTTTCACTCTGGGACTCGGTGATCGTCCGAGTAGCCTTCATTGCAGCCTGATGAAAGTCATCCTCTACACCAACGACGACGGGTGGGTCAGCGTGGTCACCCCGGCGTACCCGCCTGGCACCACACCGGCCCAGGAAGACCAGATCGCGGCATGGGTTCAGCAGAAGGACGTGCCGCCGCTGCCGGACGGGTCCCCACGCCCCTCCGTCGTCAAGGAGACGTCCACGCTCGGAGGCATGAAGTACTTCTTCGAGGCGTGGCGCCTCGACACCAAGGGACAGGTGACGTGGAACAGAGCGGCGGCCCACGCGATGAAGAAGAACCAGCTTCGGGCTCTTCGGAAGCCGTTCTTGGAGAAACTCGACGTCGAGTTCATGCGGGCCTTCGAGCGTGGCGACACCGCCATGATCGCCGACATCGCTCGCCGGAAGCAGGTGCTCCGAGACATCACGTTGATCGACTTGTCGTCCTACGACACCCCTGAGACACTGGCCACGTTCGTACCCGAAGAATTGAAGGAGACAACCCCATGACCACCGCATACCGACAGATCGCCGACGCCCCTGTGCTTGGCCAGACGGCAAACGCCGTCGCCATCCCCTGGGTCCAAGTCACCCCGTTCAACTACGCCAACATCCAGTACGAGGTGCGAAAACTCGAGCAGGTGCAGATGCCGTCTCCGGCAGGGATGACTTCGCCGGCCATGATGATCGGCAACGTCCTGATGACTGGGAGTCTGACGTTGCAAGGGGCCGACTACGCGGCGTGGTCCGACGACGACAACTACCTCTACGAGAAGGTGGCCGAGAAGCTCGGTCTGACCCTGCTGCCGGAGACCAGCACGGACACGCCGGCTCTGCAGTAACCTTCGCTTGAACTCAAGGGCGTCTCGGCTACACCTGGTCTCGATGACCGACATCGCTATCATCCAGAAGGAAAAGCTCCAGGTGCAGGACAACATCCGGAACCTCGAGGCCCAGATCAACGCCCTCAACGCCCAGCTTCAGCAGGCCAACGCCAACCTCCTCGCGTCCCGCGGGGCGGTCCTCGGCTTCGACCGCCTGCTCGAGATCTTCGCGGCTCCGCCCGCCAAGCAGGAGCCGACGCCGGAAGACGTCGCGGCTCTCGAGAACGGCAAGTGAGCTTCGAGGGAGGCACTTCCCTACCCGAGTACACCAACCCCAAGCCCTCCCTCACCCCACCTTGCGGTCCTGCGCGAGGTGGGGTTTTTTCCAATGCCTTCCGGAGTCGTCGTCGCCATGGCCACCCACAACTCGGCCAGGTTCATCCAACGATCACTGGCGTCGATAGACAAGGCTCTGAAGGGCCGCCCCTACGCCCTGGTGGTCGCCGACGACGCGAGCACTGACGACACGGTCCGCACTGTCCGGCAGTTTCCGATGCGGGCCCAGGAGCGGGTCATCGTCACTCTCCCAAAGGCTCCGGGTGTCGGTGAGTCCAAAAATCGCGCCGTCAAGTTGGCCGCCGCATTCCTCCACAAGTACCCGTGGGTGGCGTTCATGGACGACGACGATGAGATGCTGCCGGGGCGCTTCACGGTGCTCCTGGAGAACATGGAGGCCGAGGGCCAGAAGGCCGGCATCGGAGACTGGGTCCACTTCGCCCAGGGCGGGGTCCCCACCACCATCTCCGGAGACTGGTCACTCCACTCGAGGATGTTCTCGCCCTGCAAGACGGTCATCCACCGGGACATCATTCCGCAGCACGGCAACTATTTCGCGGCAGTGCCCCGGGACGTACATGAGGACATGGTGACGCACCACCGGGTCGCGTTGTCGGGAACTCCTTGGTGCTACCACGGCGGCGATCCGGCGCACGTCTACCACCAGCGTAACGACAGCTACACGCAGGGGCCAGAGCACTCGACTCGGATGTTGGAGAACACGGAGCGGCTCATGCAATCGGCCTACCCCGAGAGCCGTACAACCATTGCCAGTTTCTGCACAGTGGCCATCGGCCCGTCGGTCGCGGAGGCGGAGATCCTGGTCAAGAGCCTGAGGCTCTCAAAGAACGATCAGCCTGTCTTAGTGCTGACGGATGACGTCGGAGCGGCGACCGTGGCGTCCTGGGGCGTTGCCGGCGTCGAGACGATGCTCTGTGACCCTGCGTCCTACGCGAGCCACTTCGTCGACTTTGCTACAGTCTTCCCGAACAGCTCGCTCACCCCCGGCCCGTTCCTCGGTAAGATGGACGTCATCACCGAGGCCGCGACGAGGCACGGCACGACTCTCTATCTGGACGCGGACATGGTGGTGTTGCGGAGATTCTTGGACGTAATCTCCGCACCGATCGGGCTCGCGCCCGAGCTGTCTCGGAGCTGCATGGACAAGTCACAGAGCAGTTGGGGCACGGAACAGTACGGTCACTTCAACGGCGGGTACGTGTACGCCAGCAAGGACGGCCTGCACATCATTGACTGGTGGCGCCGGGAGTTCCTGAAGTCGTGGAGGTGGCATGGGAGTGACAACCGGGCGCACGGCGGGTTCACCGACCAGTCGGCTCTCGATCTCGCCCCGCTCTTCGGGTGCGTCCACATATTCCACCCTGGCCACAACTTCATGTACATGCGGGTACCACGCCCGTGCCCGTTGATCACGACGCCGGACTTGGCAAAGCAGCACCTGAAGGTCCAGGTCGGCTTCGGGCTGTTCCATCGTGGATGGCCGGTGGTGACCGTCCACGCGCACTTCCGGTGCCCGACGTGGGCCAAAGAGTCGACGAAGATTCTCCGGCAGGTCATTGGACTGTCGAAAGCTCCTCACCATGCGGACATTTACGGGCTGATCGTGGAACGCACTTGAACCCGGGAGGGGCTGGGCTACATCACAGCAGCCCCTCCGGCGGGTAACGCGGCCCACCGGCTGCATGTTGCATGGTACCGCCTCGGCTTCGGCCGGGTAATAGGAGGGGCCCCCTTTTCACCGTGAGCGCCGACAAGCAAACGCCCGCGGACTGGTACCGGCCCGGCAAGAGCGTCTCAGAGTTCCATGCCAGTCGGGCGCGGACGCGAGTCCTGATCGGAGGCCGCGGATCTGGCAAGACGACCGGCGTCGCCGTCGAGGTGATCCTCAAGCACTGCTGGCGATACGCCGGGGCCCGCGTCTACATCCTCCGCAAGACCGCGCAGGCCAACCAGGACACCACCCTGGAGACCTTCGAGCTGGTGCTGGGCAACTCCGGCACGGCGTTCGTCGACTCCGGCCAGAGCCTCTTCAAGAAGATCGAGGGCGGACGCCAGTTCCGGATCCCGAGCAGGAAGGCCGTCGAGATGTACAACGCCTTCATGCGGGCCAAGCCCAACGCGACGAAGGCGGAGATCGAGCGGTGGCTCGACACCGTGGGCAACAAGTACTGCTCCTGGCTGCTCTTCTCGGGTGTGCCAACCAGTTCGCACCGTGCGACTCGCTTTCGAGGTTTCGAGGCCTCCCTCATCGTGCTGATCGAGGCGGACCAGTTCGACCGTGAAGACGTGGATCTCGCCATGGCGTGTCTCCGGTGGAAGGGCTCGGATCCGGAGGACTGCGACGAGCGCGGCTTCTTGAAGGAGCAGGGCCTCATCCTGGACACCAACCCGCCGAGCCCGCGTCACTGGATCGCGAAGTGGGAGGAGGAGGCCAAGACCTACACCGACCCGAACATCATCCGGTTTTGGCACATCGAGACCGAGGAGAATCGGCACAACCTGCCGCCGAACTACATCGAGGATCTGGCGCGTCAGTACGCCAAGAACCCGCCGATGTACAAGCGGATGCTCTTGGGCCAGTACGCCGAGGCCTTCGACGGCAACCCGGTGTTCTGGGCCTTCAGCCAGGAGCACGTCTACAAGGACCTCCCTTTCCCCAAAGGCGCGTACCTGGCCGTCGGGTGGGACTTCGGCGCTTCCGCCAACGCCTGCGTCTTCAGTGCCTACTGGGAAGAGAGCGGGCAGGAGTACCTCTGGGACATCTACGAGTATTTCAAGGAGTCCACCGACACCGAAGAGCAGTGCCGCCAGGTGCAGAAGATCCTGAACGAGGTCTTCCCCTGGCACACCGACCGGACCTTCTGTGCGGGCGTCCTGCACTACTGCGACCCCGCGGGCGCCCAACGCAAGGACACGGGCCAGAGCCTCACTGTGCTGGCTTCCTACGGCTTCTACCCGGGTTTTCGCCGTGTCGGCCTCCAGGAGTCGATCGCGCTCTACAACCGCCTCCTGGAGGCCCGCGACACCCAGCAGCGCCTGGTCTACCGGATCGACACCAAGAACTGCCCCATGCTCTACGCGGCTTCGATTGGCGGCTACCGCTATCCGGGCGTGGGAGAGCCGGGTTACGGCGGCGACGAGCCGTTGAAGGGTCCGAAGGGCGGAAACTACGACCACATCGCGGACGCGGCGCGGTACGCGAAGGCCAACGTGCTGCGTCTCCTGAAGGTGGGCGATGACAACAAGGACCCCGTCGGTAAACTGAGTTTCCTGTCGAAGCCCAACCGGGCCCGTCGATGGCGTTGACGTGCCGGCCGAAACGTGCCCACCCTTACGTCACAGGAGGATTATCACATGGACCCACTTCAATCCGCGGAGAACGCCGACATGCCCAAGCAGACGGCCAAGACCATCGACCTGAGCCCCGAGCAGCGGGCGACCCTGTTCGGTGAAGGCCCCCTGGAGCCCGGCAAGCCCTACACCATCACCCTCACGGCCGGCGACATGGCCGACTCTGGCTTCCAGACCTTCGAGGTCGGCAGCAAGGCCGAGGGCGCCATCGAGACCGAGGTGGAGGACGAGGAGGCCAGCGACGAGTCCATGGGCACCCTGCCGCCCCCGGCGGAGGAGCCTGAGTCCAACGAGGCTGAGATCTCGGCGCTCGGGTACGACCGGAGCAAGCTGATGAAGAAGAAGCCGGCCCCGAAGATGGATGCCCGGTCTCTGGAGTTCGACTGACACCCTGACCCTATGGCAATGCTCAACTACCTCGGAGCCAATCCGGCCCCCGGCCTGACCATGCCTGGCGGAATGCCCGGCGCTGGAGGCCCCGCTGACCCCCTCGCCTCACCAGCCCCACCGTCCCCGATGGGCCCGGCTCCGGACATGGGCCCGATGGGTGGCATGGGCCCGATGGGTGGCATGGGCCCGATGGGCTTCCCAAGCGTCGGCATGACCGACCCTGCCGGCCGCCAGTACGAGGCCGTCACCCAGGAGGACGGATCGGTTCTGCTGCACATGAAAAACCCCGACGGGTCGAAGGGTCCGGCCGTCAAGATCATCCCGCCGATCAAGCCCCGGAAGCCGGGCATGTAATCCATGGACCGCGCCCTCGCAGCGAAGCTCAAGGACAAGGCGTACCACGACAAGCTGACGAAGCTGGTCAAGGACTACGTCGAGCTGGGATTCCGGAACGTCGAGTACTGGTCTCCCGAGTGGGACTCCGCGCATGACCTGATCATGTGCTATGCGCCCCTGTCCAAGGCCGACTACGAGAAGCTCGAGAAGGGCCACCCGAAGCGGTTCGTCATGCCCATGACGGCCACCCAGGTGACCACCATGACGACCTACATCGCCCAGGTGCTCTACGGGGACAGCAACCCCCACAAGGTCGAGCCCCGGGGCCCGGAGGACGAGATCCCGTCCGAACACGTAAACACGCTCCTGCGGTGGAATGCCGAGCAGCAGCCCACCTTCCTGCTGGGCCAGCTCTTCGTTCAGGACGTGCTCACCTTCAACCGGGGCATCTTCTACAACTCCTGGGCGGCGATCCAGAAGCCGGAGTCCTACGAGGTCGAGGTCGAGGTGCCGGGGGAGGTCGGCGAGGACGGTCAGCCGGCGAAGTACAAGTCGGTCCGCCGCCGCATGAAGACGGTCGGCGGCTTCTGCAAGATGGAGCTGGTCTCGCCCTACGACTGGATCGCAGACCCGGCCGCGCCGCTCTGGAAGGCCCAGCAGGGGCGCTTCATGGGGCACCGTTTCAAGCTGCCGTGGACTGAGCTGCTGCGTCGATCCAAGCTGCCCGTCGACCACCCGGCCTACGTGCGCCCCGAGGCCGTCGAGGAGCTGCGGAAGAAGAACCGCCCGAACAGCAACATCCCGCCGTCCCTGACCGGCCACGGGTCCACCACCGGCACCCGCCCCGACCAGGCGATGTCCCGTTCGTTTTACGAGCGCCAGCGCATCACCGGCCCGCTCGTCGCCGAGACGGCCAACAAAGCCGACCCAGGCACCGTCGAGTGCGTCGAGCTGTGGGTGCGCCTTGTGCCCAACGACCAGGGCATCCACGACGGCGAGGACGTCACGGTTTTCCAGTTCATCCTGGCCAACGGCGACACGCTGCTCGCGGCTAACGAGTCCACCTACGAGCACGGGATGTTCCCGTACACCTACGCCGAGGGCCGCCCGACTGCCCACTACCAGTTCGGGCCGTCGTGGGCGTTCATGCTGAAGGGGCTCCAGGACCACGTCGACTACCTGAAGAACCGGCACCAGGAGGCTCTCCAGCGCACGGTCGGCAACGTCTTCGTCGCGAACCCGCACTACGTCGATCTGGAGGACTTCCTCAATCCGGACAAGGAGGGCCTGCTCATCCCGCTGAAGCCGGCGGCCGTCGGACAGAAGATCTCCGACGTCATCCAGCAGATCCCCATCAAGGATCTGACCGAGGGCTTCACCGGGGAGATGCAGAGCTTCGTCCAGTACTCCGAGAACGTCACCGGGGCGAACAACTACATGCAGGGCGTCAACGACCCGGGCGGCACCGCCACGGAGTTCGCAGGCACCCAGCAGATGGCCGCGGGACGCATGTCGAGCGTCGCCCGCCTGATCAGCGTCCAGGCCGTCGTCCCGCAGACGAAGCAGTTCGTCTCGATGTTCCAGCAGTTCCTGGAGGACATCCAGAAGGTCCGGTACGTCGCCGACCCGTTCTCCTCCCCGACGCAGCTCATGGGCGTGAACGTGCTGGACATCAGCCGGGACACGATCCAGGGCGAGTTCGATTTCATCCCGCACGACGGCAGTCTCCCGACGGGGGACGCCAAGAAGGTCGCCGGCATCGCCCGACTCCTTCAGGTCGCTGCGGCGTTCCCTCAGGTGTTCCAGCCCGCTCCGGGCAATCTGGACCCGAGGGCTCTGATTGTTGCCGGTGCCAAGGCTTCCGGGCTCAACGACCTGGAGCGGTTTTACTACGACCCCACCACGTTCCAGAGTGCCGTCGCCGGCCAAGTCGGCGTAGCCATGCCGGGAATGGTGCCGCAGATCGGAGCCCCGCCTTCAGTCCAGCCGCCCGCAATGCCTGGGACCCCTCCGGGTCCTGCACCGGCAACTCCCGGACTCCCAGCCGTCGAGCCGCCGTCGGTCGCGCCGATCGCCCCGACCCAGCCGCGTCCGGAGTCAATCTGATCGCTTCACTTGAGCCCGTCTCACCGTCTGGTAGAGGTCAGCCCTGAAGAGCAGCAGTGGGCTCGGAACGAGTTTCCGGGCAGCAGGCCCCAGAGGGTGTTGCACAACTTCCTGGTCCTCCGGATCGAGGAGTCTCGCAACCGTCTCGAGACTGCTGCCCCCTCAGAGGTACCGGCCATCCAGGCCGCCCTTCGCGAGGCCAGGACGCTGCTCGGTGAGATCCACGCCCATGATCCGGAATCTGTGACCAAGTTGTATGGACCCTGAAACCATTGAGACCTCGTCCCCCATCGACTCGGGGATCACCACCATCGAGCAGGCGGAGGCCCAAGCGCCCATTGCCGACATCACGCCGCCGAGCATTTCGGCCAAGGACGCTTTCGGCCTCGATGAGAGTCCTCGAGACGCCCTGAAGCGGGAGCACGACAAGGTCGCCGCTCAGGTCCCAAAGGAGACCATGCCCCGCGACGAGTCGGGGCGCTTTGTGAAGCCGGGCAAGAAGGCTCCTGAGCCGGCGAAGCCTGCCGCGAAGCCTGCCGCCAAGCCCGAGGTGAAACCTCCCGCGGCGGGCGCTGCGCCGGCACCGGCAAAGCCTGCGGCTCCCGCAACCCCCGCAAAGCCTGCCGAGCCCGCCGCTCCGGCCAAGGTGAAGATCGGGGACAAGGAGTACTCCGTCGATGAACTCGCTGCGCTGCTCAACCAGAGGCAGCAGCAGCAACCCGCCCAACCTCAACCCCAGCCCGCTCCGCAACCCGCCAAGAAGGAGCCGACTCCCGAGGAGATCGCGGCCCTGGAGAATGACTTCATCACCCAGCTCACTGCAGGCATCCCGGACGTGCAGTTGTCCGAAGAGGCCTTGGAGAAGATCCTGGTGGGCGGCAAGGAAGGCATCGCCACGCTGAATGGCGTCCTGAAGAACGTCGCCGCCCGATCGATCCTGGAGGCCCGCAAGTCGATCTACGCGGAGCTGAATCCGGTCATGCAACAGCTCTCACAGCAGGTTGCACCGCTGATTCAGAACAACGAGCAGCTCGAGCGACACGCCGCAGAGGTCGCTTTTGTGAACAAGTTCCCGGAGTACAAGGGCGAGCATCTCGACACGGCCCGCTACGTCGCCGAGCAGTTGGTAGCACGATTCCCCCAGCAGGTCGCCCAGATGGACCGCGAGCAGTTCATCAACGAGGTGAATCGCCAAGCCGACCGAATTATCGCCTCTGAGTTCAAGCGGTGGTACCCGTCCTACACCGGCACCTGGAAGGACTGGGCCAAGGCCTCGGCGGCCCCCGGCGGCTTCGCCGGAGCCCCTGGAGCAGCTCCGGCCGCCTCGCCCGAGCCGGCAGCCCCCGCAGCCCCCGCGGCCCCCGCGGCTCCTGCCAAGCCGGCCGCCCCGGCGAAGCCCGCAGTGAAGCCTCCCGCGGCCAACAGCCCTGGTGGCGTGACAGGCGCTCCGAAGGATTGGCAGAAGTCTGTCGCGGGTTCTTTGTCGCTTTGATTCGTCGGCAATAAATCAGAGGGCCTGCGCTGCCTATTGTGCAGGTCTCTCTGAATGCCGTACATCCAGGGTCAACGAAGGTTGTTGGAGCTGTTGCTCCGACAGTCCGGAGTAAGCAACCAATCAACCAAGGATAAACAATGCCAGCCGTAAGCGGTCTACTGACGCTCGGGGCGGGGGCCCTCGGGTCCAACGTCGGAGCGGGAAACACTGATGAGTGGGTGAGCGAGTTCCAGGACACGATCCTGGTCCGCAACTCCCGAGGTCTGAACGCGGGGACTACCCTGTTCGGCCTGATGAGCAAGCTCCGCAATGAGCCTTCCGAAACCACCGAGTTCAAGTGGTTCGAGCGCGATCCGGTCACCCGCCAGATCTCTATCGCTAACGGGGGGACTGCCTACACCGACTCGACCACCTCGCTGGTGGTGGACAACGGTGCTGACGCAAACGTCAACGGCCTGGTCCAGGTCGGCACCGTGCTTCGCGCTTCCACCGGTGAGCTGATGCGCGTCAGCGCCGTCACCCCGGGCAGCACCTCGACCACCATCACGGTCACCCGCGGTTTCGGCGACACCAACCCGATCCCCGCTGGCGGTACCTCGGGCAACGACTCGGGCGCGGGTGTGCTCGACAACAACGTCCTGGTCATCGTCACCCTCGGCAAGGATGAGGGTGCGTCCCCGGTCAGCCCCGTGTACGAGAGCCCGACGACTCTCGTCAACTACGTGCAGACCTTCAACTCGGCGGTCCACCTGACCAATGCGTTCAAGGCCTCGAAGCTCCGTACCGACATCGAGGGCCCGCTCCGCGAGCGCCGTGTCCAGGCTCTGGAGCGCATCGCCCGCGACATCGAGCTGGCGTACTTCTTCGGCCGCAAGGCTTCCGTTTCCGGAAGCAACGGCCGAGTGTGGTACACCGGCGGCATCGTCGAGGCCGTGGACAACATCAAGGGTGGCGCGGCTGCCGGGGTGACCACGATCGCCCAGCGGCTCAACGGTGGTTCCGGTTCCGGCATCGCCCTGGCGTCGTTCAATGACTGGCTCGCCAGCATCCTGACCGTCGGTTCCGACGCCAAGCTGGCGTTCTGCGGCCCGAAGGCCTACGCGGCGATCTCCAACTTCGCCAACAGCGCCTCGAACGGCTTCCGCATCACCGGACAGGAGACTGTGTTCGGCATGAACATCACCACGATCAACACGCCCTTCGGCGAGCTGTCGCTGGCGATGCACCCGCTGTTCAAGGAGATCAGCTCCTACAACGACTGGATGATCGTCGTGGACCTCGCTCTGGTCGTCCAGAAGGTGATGGAGCCGATGTTCCTCGAGCCGAACATCCAGACCCCGGGTGCTGACTCCTACATGGAGCAGTTCCGCGCCAAGTACGGTCTGAAGCTCAAGTTCGCGGAGGCGTTCGGCTACGCCTACGGTCTCCAGAAGATCACCGCGACCTGATCGAGTGACGTGACGTATGCCGGCTGCCTTGAAGACTGTTGACCGAACGGAAGCTCTGTCGGTGCCTCCGGCCCCTGCGCCGAAGCCCGCTGTGGCTCCACGCCCATCGGTTCGGTTCGTTCGGACGATGAGTCCTGACGAGCCGCTGAACCTGGGGAGTGGGAAGACGATCAGCTTCCACATCCCGGTCAACAACGTCACAGGGCAGTCGGCGACCTACGGCACGTACACTACAGACGTCCCTGAAGAGATTGAGGCGATCCGGAAGATCAAGAAGGAGCAGCCTCACCTCTACATCTACGAGAAGTAACCCCAACCCCAACCCCAAGGAGATAACATGGCCAAGACTGCCAAGTACGATCAGAAGTCGGGTGTCAACAGCGTGACCGAGTACGTCTCGATGCACGGCGGCCTTCCTAACAAGAAGTCCGTCGAGCAGATCGAGAAGGTCAACACGCCGAAGACCAACTCGAAGGCCATCGGCAAGTAAACGCCGAGGAGGACGGTTCAACCCGTGCTGGCTCACGCTGGCACGGGTTTTTTCTTTAGAGTCAAGCCCTCCTCTGTACATTGCCGGCATGGGAGGACGACGCCATGACCTTCGGTGACCTCAAGCTGATGCTGGCCCAGGACGTGAACCGGGCCGACAAGGAGACCGTCTGGTATCCCATCTGGATCAACCGGGCGATCCGCCGCATCCAGATGTCCTCTAACTTCTCGGCCATGAAGGCGCGGTCGCCGATCACGATCGTCGCCGGGCAGTCCTCGGCGCTGCTGGGGAGCCAGTTCAAGGAGCTGACTCCGGAGCTGTCGCCCGTGACCGTCGTGGATCCGTCGCTGCCGGCGACCCACTCGGAGCTTCCCTGCGAGGTCACCAGTCGGGAGAGCCTGATCAACTATCGGGCCGCGGCGAACGTGCCCACGATCCCGCCCAACGTCCGGGGCCGCCTGTCGGGACTCCCCGTCTTCCTCGAAAACACGTCGTCGGGGTGGGCCATCAACATTGCGGGCATCGCCGACGAGGACATCAACTTCAAGGTGTCGCACTTCAGGTTCTCGGCGGACCTGGTGAACGACAGCGACACCAACTTCCTCCTCCAGGACTATCCGGACCTGGTGGAGAGCAAGGTGAAGGCGACCGCTTTTGCGGCCCTCAACGACCCGCTGGCGGCCTCCTTTGAGAACCTGGCCGCCGCGCAGATGTCGGAGGCCGTGCTCACGGACAACCGCCGACAGAACCGCGGACGTGCGCTCCGCATGGGAGGCTGAGATTTATGGCAGGATACCTGGGAGACGATTTCGACCCCCTCCAACCGGAGGACACGGATAGTGTGAAGTTCGGCGCGAGCTGGATCCGCGACCTCAAGGCTCGCGTCCAGCGGTTCGCCATGACGCTGTTCAATCTCGAGACCGGCGCCCTCCGCGACCGCGTGGTGCGCCACGCCTCGCTGCAAGACATGCCGGGCCTCGTCGCCGGCACCTACAACAAGGTGAAGGTCAACTCCAAGGGTCTGGTCACCGAGGGGGCCAACGAGGGCGAGCAGCAGGCCGCCAAGTACTACGTGGCGGCGTTCTACTACGGGGGCGGCTACTCGATCGACACCGAGACCGGAGTCCAGGAGGGCACCGGCACGTCGTTCGACTCGATCTACCTGAGCAGCGGCGGGTACACTGGATCCGGTGCTCCGTTCTCTCCCGAAGCCTACGCCCTCACGGGCAATTACTCGGAGTTCTCCTTCAAGCCGCCGAAGGGTGTCCGGAGAGTCAAGGCGACGATCGTCGGAGGCGGGGGAGGCTCGTACACGCACGGGTCCGGATGGCACGGAGGTGGCGGCGGCGAGATGGTGCAGGCGAGCTTCCCTCTCGATGGATCCGGCGACCAGGCCCTCACGATCATCGTCGGAGCAGGCAGCCCTATCTCTAACAGCTCTTCCGACAACGGTGACGGGTGCCCGAGCCGGGTCCTACTGAGTCCCGCCGTATTTGCCGACGCGGGGGCGGGACTGGCCGGCGTGTCTTCTGGCGGAGGTGCGACGATCGCTGGCGAGGGGACGGAAAACACCCTGCTGATCCTACGGTCTTCGGGCACTGCAGGCGGAGAAAACCTGGCCGGACTCTCTGGTGCGGCGGCGTTGGCGGCTGGCGACGGCGGCCGCAACGGGCCGGGAGGGGATGGTGTCGTGATCCTCGAATGGGTCCTGTGATATGGCGAACCTCGGCGCAGATTTCAACGCATCGAAGCCGACGGAGGCGGACTTCGTCAGGCACCCCTCGAAGCCTAACTTGGCAACCGAGATCCGCTTCATCCGCTCCCGGCTGAAGAGTTTCCTCGGCGCGGTGATGGACCTCGAGTCGGGGGACTTCAAGGACAGCGTCGTCCCCCAGGCGGCGCTGGTGGAGCACCCGGACAAGCCGGACAGTGCGCCGGACTTCTACCGCGAGGTCACCGTGGACGCGAGGGGGTTCGTCGTGAAGGGCGGCAAGGACGCCAAGATCTACGCCCCTCGGATCTTCCGGGCGGTCTACGCCAGCGACGGGTCGATTCAAGAATCGGAGACGGGGCTCATCCGAGACCCCGCGGCGAACAATTCACAGTGGCCCGTCGGCAAGCTGCTGAAGGCTGATTCCTTCATCCTCCCGCTGGTCCGGGAGTACCGATTCTTCGCGCCAAAGAACGTCACGCGCATCCAGGTGGTATGCGTCGGCGGAGGGCTAAAGGGATCGGCCTCGGCCGCAGGGGAAAACGCCCGAGTTTCCTGGATCTCCTTTTCCGTCGTGCCAGGGGAGCAGTATCGGGTGCTCGTCGGACAGCCGGACGCACCGAGCGCCTTCAGCACGATGGACTACGTGCGCTACGTGACTTCCGAAGGGTACACCAACAACATCCTTGGAGGCTCTGGCGTGTACCTCGACAAGCGGAACATCTACAACTTCAAGCGACCCCCGTACCGACCGTTTGGCTTTGGCGGGGCCGTCAATGCGCTGGGCACTCCCGGCATGGTACTCCTGGAATGGTATGCGTAGATCCAACGGCACCCAACTCCGTGTCGACGGCCCGAGCAAGGGCCTGATCACTCGACTTCCTACCGACCTCGAGGACGATGGAAAATCGCAGTTCCTGACGGTCGCCGAGAACGTCCGCGCCGAGAAGGGCGAGCTGCAGGCGGCTCCGGGCTACGAGCGGGTCCACCTGCCCAAGAACCAGCTCGACGGCGAGGCCAACCTGATCCACCAGCCCAACCTCACGTCGTCCGACGTGGAGGTCGAGCGCCTGCCCATCGTAGGCACCGACGGCCAGCTCTGGACGATGAAGAAGCGAGCCCGCGCCTTGGTCTGCCCGGCGGACTGTTCGGTCCGCTTCGCCGCCGTGGCCGACAGCGGTACCGTCGGGCCGAACACGGCCGGGGTAGCCAAGCTGGTCCAAGGGTGGGATCCGGAGATCGTCGTCCACGCTGGCGACCTGGTGTACCCGGACGGAGGCACCACCGAGTTGGACAGCCGCTACGACACCCAAGTGGCCAAGCACTACTGGTGGGCACTCGGCGGCTACGACGGCCCGTATGGCAAAGGCCCCGCCGACAACAGGTTCTTCCCGGCCCTCGGGAACCACGACTACACCGACGGCCCGCTGGCCGAGTTCCTGAGTTTCTTTGCCCTGCCAGGCAACGAGCGGTACTACACCGTCAAGAGGGGCCCGGTGCAGTTCTTCTTCGTCGACTCCTACGGCTACGGGCCGAGCGCCGCCGGACCGGGGGGCAGTGCGGTGTTGGGCACGGGCGCGGATCCGGGCGTCGGTAACGCCGACCTGTCCTCGACAGGCCCGCAGGCCCTGTGGCTCCAAGCCCAGCTCGCGGCTTCGGACTGCCCGTGGCGCGTCGTCGTCTGGCACCACCCGCCCCAGACCAGCGGGGTGGACTACTACCCGGGATACTCGGTTATGAACTGGCCTCTCGGCGAGTGGGGAGCCGACGTGCTGATCACCGGGCACTCGCACCTGTACGAGCGGATCCACCGCACCGACGGAGTGCTGCACATCATCACGGGCTGGGGCGGCAAGGACTTGAGGAACTTCGTCCCGACGCCGGTCACGGGGTCCCAGGTTCGATACAATTCCGACTACGGGGCCGTCCGGTTCGACGTCTCGTCGACGGTCCTGGTGGCGAAGGCTTTCACCAAGGCCGGGGTCGAGATCGACACCGTCACGCGGACTACTGAGAGGCCGTTGTCGGTCTGCTACACCACGGTGCAACGGCAGGCGATGTCCTTAGAAGTACGTCCGGCCAGCGTGACGTTGCCGAAAGGAGTCGACTTCCCATTCCAGGCGCTTGCGACGTTCCTCGACGGCGCCAAGCTGGATGTCACCAACTCCAGCACTTGGACGAGCCTGGACACGGCAGTCGCCACGACTACGCAACAGGGCGTCGTGCGGGGCCACAGCCCGGGTACAGCAACCATCCAAGCGACGTATCAGGGCATGACGGCATCAGCCCTGGTGACCGTGCTGGTGGACTGCAACGACCTTGGCCATGAGATCGCCCTGGTGCTCGATACCTCGGGATCAATGGCATACACCAACCCGCCCAACGGTCCGCGGATGACTCGCCTCAAGCAGGCCGTGAACCTGTTTCTGGACACCTGCAAGAGCACCGATCGGGTGCTGACGGTGTCGTTCTCGAGCGGAGCGTTGTTGCACCACCCGCTGACGAGTGACCTGACGTATCCGCGCACTATTGTCGAAGCTCTACAGCCCTTCGGTTTGACGCACATAGCTGATGGAGTCGATATAGCTCAAGAGGCGTTGGAAGCGGGCTCAATTCCTGGTAAGCCGAGGTTGATGGTCGTCTTTACGGACGGTCTCGCATACCAGAAGTTTGGGTACGTCCGTGATTTTTCACAGTGCCCGACAGCGCCGAGTCAACTTACCTGCATCGCGAACAAGACCAGCGAGTCCTTCACGGCGGCCAAGCTCGCCGGCACGACCGTGGTTGTCGTGGTGCTCGACCTGGAACAGCTTTTGGCCAGCCATTTCCCAGGGCTGCCGTTCGACCCCGAGGTGATGCGGTCGATCATCTACTCCTGGCCCAACTGCCCGAGCGTTCTCTACCCGGTGGTCGGTGCGGACAACCTGCTGCCCACCTTCGTCGCGCTCCGCAGCAACGTCTGCATCGGGCTGTGCTCGTCGGGCTCCGGGGTCGGGACATCCCTGATCTGATGAGAGTCGTCTACAGCCACTGGTCGGCCCCGAGGTTCATGTCGGTCGACCATCGGGTCATCTTGGCCGTGTCGGTGCTTCTGGCCCGGCAGCATTACGATCAGATCGAGATGGTCACCGACGATCAGGGGGCGCGGCTCTTCGAGCGGATGCAGCTTCCCTTCACGTCGGTACGTACCGACCTGGAGGGCTTCGACGTGACGCCAAAGGCGTGGGCGGCGGGCAAAATGAAGGCATACTCGATCCAGCAGGAGCCTTTCATCCACATCGACCAGGACGTCTTTCTCTTCAAGGCTCTTCCGGAGCACGTCGTTGCGGCCCCGGTGTTCGCGCAGAGTTTCGAGCCCCGGCCCCTCTACGACTGGAGCCTGGACGTCACTCCGTCGCAGCACCGGGCTCGGCTGACGACTCCGGACCACGCCTGGGACTGCTACAACGTCGGGATCATCGGAGGTCACGATGTGGAGTTCCTGCGCGACTACGCGACCAAGGGCTTGGAGGCGATCCGCGAGGTGGAGGCTTTCGACCCTGTCGCGATGACTGTCTACGAGCAGGCGTGGCTCGCCCGCCACGCCCGCGACTGTGGCAAGAGGGTCACCACGCTCTTCAACCACACCAACCCGCTCGAGGCGGAGGCTTTGGGCTACTGCCACCTCATGCACTGTAAGCACAGCGAGGAATGCGTCGGACGGGTACGGCGCCGGCTCCAACGAATGGATCCGGACCTGTTCAACAGGGCAATCCTTGCCGGGTGACTGCGGCCCCGATAGCGTCGATCCAATAGGAGGACCACATGGCGTTGCAGTTTTCTGGCATTCTCGACTCGATCTACTCGGGGGCTTCGACCGCCCGCACCGCACGTTGGTACGCGGCCGACTACATCGACCGCGTCCTGTTCGCCACGCCGTCGGTCCAGCCGCTCTTCTGGCCGGGCACTGGGCAGGCCCGTCCGATCCCAGGGCTTCCCGACGCCAACGGCTACGACGGCGTCGAGGTGTTCGACGACCACGTCATGCTCTGGCGCGGGGCTTTGCTGAAGTGGAGCGGGCGCGGGGATTTTTCCAATTGGATCCCCGTCGGAGTCACGGCGGCCTTCGGGACGGCAAGCCTCGAGTCGGACTTCACGATGACCCCGGCTGGGTCCACCACGGCCCACGCCTACGTCACGGGCTTGGCGGGTGAGTTCGTGACCGGCCAGTTCGCCCGCATCGTCAGCTACGAGAGCGACCTCAAGAAGATCGCCTACGACTACTTCCGCGTGTCCGACGTGGCCCTGGAGTCGGTGCAGCGCACCAACGCCATCAAACGGTCCCAGTCCGTCGAGGCGGGCCAGACCAAGCGCATCTACCTGGGGCGCTACGATACCTACGTCAACTGGACCACGGGGGCCCGCCTCAAGGTCAACGGCGCGGTGACGGCCCTGAAAGTCACCGCCCGGAGCCGGAATGCGAACTACGCCTACCAGACCTCCGCGGCGAGCCCGCCGATCCCGGAAATCGGAGCCACCCTCGTCTTGCCCTTTGGCTCTGTTCCCACGGAGATGTTTGCGGGTGACGTCCTGTCCATTGGCCCGACCGAAAACCCCGGCCAGGACCTGTACCGGGTCAAGCAGGCCCCTTCGTTTTCGGTCACCGTGGAGCGCCTCGGCATCGGCGACCGAATCACCGGCCAGGTATTTTCGGTCGGGTCACGGGTGTCCTTCCAGAACTGGGTCGAGGTCGAAAACACCGGCACCAGCAGCGTGATCATCCCACCGGAGGCCGAGGTGACCGTCGTGTCTTCTCTGGTGCTGACTCCTCTCGGGTTTACCGGGGGCACTGCCGTCGGCGCAAAGATCCCCTCTGGGTCCGCCGTGGAGACCGTCAACGCCAACGAGTCGGGCGAGGTGCTCAACGTCGGCGCGGCGATCAACGGCGAGATCTTCGCTGTCGTCACGTTGGCGGAGTTCGCCTACATCCTGAAGAAGCGGTCCATCCAGTCGATCCAAAGCGTCGGGCAGGCGGCCGGGACGTTTTTCATCCGGCCCGAGATCATCGACGAGGGGCCGATCGGCCGTTATTCCTGGTGCCGCGCAGGCGACCGCGAGATCGCCTTTATCGGTAACAAAGGGATGTACCTCTACGGAGGCGGGCAGAATCTCCGGGCGATCGCCCAGCAGCACTGGGAGAAGTTCCGAGACGAGGTGGACTGGGCCCGAGCCGACGAGATCGTCGCCCACCATAATCGGCGCGACAGCGAAGTGTGGTTCACCTACCCGACACCAAGTGGTGTCACCAAGGTCTACATCTGGAACTACGCCGAGGACTCGGTGGTCATCGACCGATACCCCGACGACCTCAACGGCATAACGGCCCTGGGTCGCGTCGACTGGGAGTTGGCGCCGACTTGGAGTTCGCTCGACCCGTCGGAAAAGTGCAACGGGATTGCCAAGCGGTGGTACGAGTACGTGGACGTCGCCGAGCGCGAATACACGCTGGTGGCCATCGGCGGGGATGCCGGCAGCGTGGTCCGAGGGGAGGATCCGGACAAGACAGTGCCCCGCCTCTTGGTCCACGGCCGGGTCTGGTCGCGCTCCTCCCGGGACGACTGCAACCCGGACCCGATTCCCAGCTCCGCCGAGACGCCGGACTTCGATTTCGGTGACCCCACCATCTGGAAGTACGTGGACACCGTGTACATCGTCCTGAACGGCAAGGAGAATGTCCCGAGCGACGCCACTCTCCAAGTGACCATCGGCGCGAGGGACAACCTCAACAGCCCCATCCGTTGGTCGGTGCCCCAGAACCTGCTCGTCTCGTCGGCCGGGTCGGAGCCCACCAAGGTCAACGCCACCGTCAGCGGTCGGTACATTCGAGTGCGGTTCTCTTCGGAGAGCGTCGGAGCCAACTGGGGCGTTTCCGGCTACCACATCACCGCCCGCAAGGGAGGAGCCTACTGATGCCCACCACGATCAAGCTCATCAAGAAGGTCGGAAACTCCATCGTAGCGCCCGCAGTCCGGTGGCCGCCCATCTCTCGCTTGTCCGAGGATGAGAAAACTGCGATGGCTGCGTACACCCGAGAGGTGGAACAGACGATCCGCAACCTGGCCGAGTGTGTCCGGGAGCTTCAGACCCAGCTCGACGGTAAAAGCGTAGGATGAGTCCCGATCACAAGCAGAAGATCGACACGATCTTTACCGAGGTGTGCTGTGGAGACCAGAACGCCTTTCACGCCTGCTGGGCGGTGTACCAGTTCCTCCACGTCATCGATGACCTGGTGGATCGAGATCAGGAGGTGGACGCCCGCACGGTCGGACTCACCCTGGTGGTCTTCACCGAGGCCGTCTCGGCCAACCCATTCTTCCAGGCGAACCGGGACGTGCTGTTGGGCACCTTCCGCACGGGCGTGATGGAGTGGATCGACAGCGAGGCCTGGAGGAAGCGGAGCGACATCAAGGACCAGATGGCCGCCGAGGTGATCAAGAGCGGCTACCAGAACTTCTTCTTCCAGGTCGCCTACCTCTGCGGGGGACCGGCCCACATGAACGCGATGTCCGAGAAGCATCGCGAGTACTGCTGGGACTAAGGTCTGGACGATTCCGGCTCCCTCAACATAGGGTCCCAACAAGGAGTACTTTATGGACGACTGGAGCAGCGGATTTCAGAGCTTTGGCGGGAGCATGGACCTCGCCCGTCGGATACGTGACCGGGAGCGTTTCTCCCAGTTGGCGGAACCCACGGCCTTGTCTGGCCCCGCGCTCACCGCCCAGGACGCCATCAACAACGTCGTGAAAGCTCCTTTCCAGCTTCTAGGGGCCGGAGCAAAATCGTTGAAGGGTATGGCGTCTCCGTTCATCGGCGCCTTCAACCAGGGCTTCCGAAGTCCTTCGAGCGCCGAGCCGGTTGGGAAATCGTGGAAGGCACCGATGCTCTTGCCCGTCCCGCCCAGGAAGCCGCTGTTCTCTTACGATTTCTGACCATGGGATGCTTTGGAAGTCGACGACCGCGCCCGGCCGGGGGAATGCCCGCCCCGACGCCGCCCGCCCCGACGCCGGCTGCGCCTGCGCCGCCCGCGCCGAAGCTCAACCCGTATGCTGTCGACTACCGGGGCTGGAACCCGCTGGTCAATCGGCCCCCGAAAGATACGATCTTCTCGGACCCGGATCGGGGGATCTGGGTGGGGTACTTGTCGGACGAGAAACCGAAGCCGGGTCCTTGGACCCGGCTGGGATAGCACACAGGAGGATCTATGGGATTTTGCGGAGATACCAAGCAAGCCGACCCGAAGGAGATGGACCCGCTCTACAGCCAGAGCGGGGGCCAGGCTCTTCGGAAATACGTGTTCGATGCCCTGCCAGGCATCCAAGGCCGTGCCGGGGCCGGCGCTCAGGAAGCCGTCGCGGCGGCCCGGACGGGGGCGCGAGCCATGGCTCCTGTCGGCCAGTTCGGCAGGAGTGTGATGCGCGGGGACTACCTCCGCAGCCCGCTGCTGGACCGGAGCCTAGCCGCTACCCGTGCGGCATCCAACACGGCCGCCCAGGCAGGTGCTGCGGACGCCCGCGCCAACCTCGCGTCGGCCCAGAACGCCTCCCGCGCCCAGTTCAGCCGGGCGGGCCAGACCTTCGGGACCGGCAACCAACTCGCCCAGGAGGGCACCGCGGCGGCTCTGGAGGCCCAGATCGGTCGGCAGGAGGCGATGCGCCAGGCTGCAATGGGGGCCACCGAGGCTCAGACGCAGGCCGAGAACTACGCCCGGGAGCGCGGACTTCAGATGGCCGCCCCTCAGATCGTCTCGAGTGCTGCATCGCGCCCGGTGGAGATGCTTCAGGCTATCCCCGGCCTCGAGTACGCGGGCTACGACACCATCGCCAACCTGGTGAAGACGCTGGCAAGCGGCGAGCCCCCGGCCATGAATGGCAACCAGTACTACAAGCCGGGCGCGGGCGACTACATCTTGCAGGGTCTCGGCGCGGCAGGTGCAGCAAGTGCAGCAGGACTTTTGTAAGGAGGAACCATGAGCGATTGGACCAGCGGATTTCAGGCGTTCCAGCAGGGCATGGGCATGCTCGCGGAGTCGAAGGAGCGCAAGCGCCGGCAGCAGCTCGAGGAGCAGCGGATGGGCTACGAGAAGGACCGGCTCGACATCGAGCGGGAGCGGGCCGCCCGCGACGCTGCTCGACACAAGCTCGACCTTGAGCTTCTCGGCATCAAGAAAGGCGCGATCGACAAGAGCCTTCAGCCCCCGCAGGTGCCCGCAGGCATGCGG